CAATATGTCAAGTAGGTACCGCCAAAGGGCGTTACCGGTAGCTGGAGCCTGGCATCAGTATGTGTCAGGTTCACCAACGACTGTCTCCAATTTCTCCTCGTTTGATTATAACGCGGAGATATGGGATGAAGTTGGCAGTCCTGGTAAAGCCCACACCCTAACTATAACTAAGTTAGACTGTGTTGGATTTACCCCGATCTCAGGTACTTCAACGGTGAGTCCGTATAATGGTTCTTATTTCGATAACCCTTGTTATGGGAATCTGACCACTACGTGCAATCACCACTTGCCACTCACCTTACCCTCTGTAGGGCAAGAGACTACGAAGTTACTTGCTAGAACTAATCCTAGCAGGCCCGTCGTAACACCTCTTACTCTAATTCAGGATATGGTTGAGATCCCTAAGATGCTCCATGATGTTGGGAAGGTCCTTTCCGCAGCTGGAGGTAAGTTGCCTAGCGGCTTGCACCCTAAAGTGCAAGCTAATATGCATCTCGCCTTGAGCTTTGGTTGGGCTCCACTCGTGGAAGACATCCACAACCTACTAAGCCTACAGCAACACATCGACCGAAGGGCCGGTGAACTGTCTAGGCTTTATAGTGTTGGGGGATTAAAGCGCAGGATTCATTTAGGAACGTATGGGGCTGAGTCGACTACGGCCAATCACTTGGCTACGTCGTATGCCGGAGGAGTCGTTCAAGGTAAACTTCAACGATTCACTCAGTGTCAGCGCTGGGGGACTGTGCGGTGGTTACCGTCACATCTCCCTCCATACCATCCTGGTGAGAAGGAGCTTATAGCCAAAGCCCGTCAGGTTGCATTAGGACTATCGTCCGAGGGCACCCTGGAAGGTGTATGGGATGTTATCCCATGGACCTGGGTTATTGACTGGTTTGCGAACATTGGCGAATTCGCGTTAGCGTTTTCGAACACTGTTCCGGCACTCTCGTATGAGCCGTGTATAATGACTCATACAGTAACGCCGTCTCTTTTCACCCCTACCTTTAGGTCCAGTGGACTTCAAGGTGGGAATGGCCTGATAACATATGAGTCCAAAGAAAGGACTCATGATGCCATACCTACACCATCAACGACTTTCCTCCCTTTCCTGGGAAGAAAGAGACTGTCCATCTTAGGTGCTTTGTCCATTCAAAAGTTGCTTAAGTAGAATGGACGTAACCTAAGAAGGAAGAATACACCATGCTTGGATCGACTCTCACGGTGACGATGGATGGTTCCGGTGGAACCGCCAAAGTCTTGCCGCTGATCAACCAGG